GGTACGAAGAGAGGTGATTGAGACGTCCATGTGCTGGCCGCCAATCATCCTCTGAATCCTCGCGTTGTCTTTGCCCGAGCGGCGCATGACCAGCACGCGATCGACTAGTCCGTTGTGCCACAACAGGAATGCGCGGCCGAAGGATCCCGGCTCGGCTTCATGCGTATTGGCATCGTGGGGTCGAGTCTGCTGAATCAGTGCCCAGCGGGCATCAATGTCTTGGCTCATGAGGGGAGCTCCATGTTGGGTATCTGCCCAGGCAAGGGCAGACCAGGTGTTGCATACGGCAGAGAGGCAGCGAGAGCACCAAGTGCCTGGACGTTCGGTTCACGCAACTGAGTCGAGGCAGCCTTCGCTGCTTCAACCTGCTCCTTCATGTCGTCTCTCGTCATCTGGTCAACTCTTGTCGTGTTGTCCCAGAACTTGAAGAAGTGGTGCTCCTTGCACCCAGTAATCTTGTTCTTCTCCCAGTGAATGTCGATGATCGGGCGCCTAATCTTGCTCGCGCCCTCGACCGTGAGTCCTGTCGCAATGTCGACAGGTTCATCGACCCAGTAGGTGTCAGCTTCTTCCATCTTGATGTGGAGGTCGTTGTACAGCATGCCTACCGCCTTGAAGGCGTAGGCAATCGCCCGCGTCTCAGCGGTCATGTACAGGCGCGGACGTCCTTTCATGGCCTCCTTGGTCAACTCGCAGGTGAACATCATGGTCATCTTGCGAGTATCCGTAATCCTTCTCGCCCAGTTTGCAATGTTCGTGAACTTCAGCCGCTCGCTTTCAGAGTGTTCTTCGTCGAGAAGGTTGTGCAAAGAATCGCCCATATACACAACAGTGTTGCCCGTCTTCTGGCTTACGTTGTCGATAAGTCTCGTGGCCACGTCAGTGGCCGTGCCCATCTCTTGGCCCTTGACTACGAGCCTACCTGTGTGTACTTGCTCGAGGATCCATTCCTCTGCGTTCTCAAATGCTTGACGCAGATGGTCATAGGGCAAGATGTCCGAAGCAGCTCGTGTAACATTCCCGATCGGAATGCCTGTGAGACAGGACATCAGCTTGGCAAACGCTACTTCTCTCGGGTCATCCATGATGTGGTAGATGACAGAACACCCGGGGTTGTCATTTACCAGCAGGTTGCAACCCAGATTTGTCAGCATCGCTGACTTACCGCAGTTGGGTGCGCCGGCAATCGCAAGGATGCCCTTTTCCTTGATCAGCCCGTCAAAGTCCTTGTCGAACTGTTCCCAGCCTGTTTTCCACCCGCGGATGCCCTCGAAGGGCTCCTTGAACTGACGAAGACTCTCGATGCAGGCGCGTGCGCTCTCCTCGATGCTGACGTCTACCTGGCCATCGTCGGCCTGTTCTTGGATGCCCAGGTAGGCCTCCTGAACTGCGGACTGGATGTCTACACTGTCCTTGGCTATGTGCAACCGGCGCTTCAGCATGTCACCGGCCTTGGCGATCTGAATGTTTGTACGCCTGGTGATCTCTGCCCGAATATCGTCGCCGGGTACACCAGTCTTGTCAGACAACACTTTGATCAAGCGGCCGCGTTCCAGGCGGTCGCCTTCGTTCAAGAGCAGAGGGATCATCTCCCTGGCCAAACCAAACAGGTCTACACCTTCTCCTCTTGCCATGATGTCGAGTTTCCACTCGAAGGCAGAGTACTGCTGGAGCGCTAGCCAAGCGTCTCTGCCATACCAGCGAATGAATCCGTCAGGGTCTCTGTCACTGGCTGGGACCTCTTCGCCAAAGGGCAGGAACGTAACTGTTGCCTTGAGCCCTTCGTAGCCAGCGATCAGATCCAGGAATCGAAGCGCCGCCTTTCTGCCGGCGTCATCGCTATCGCATACCCAGTTCAGATGCGTGAATCCGGCATCACGCAGTTGCATGATCTGGCCTTCAGTGAACCCAGTACCGCAACCTGCACCGTTGTTGTTCAGACCTACCTGGCGTAGCGAAATGACGTCGGTGTAACCCTCGATGATGTCGAAGCAGCGGTAGTTCTCGGCCTTGGCTGTGTCAAGGCCGTAGATGAGAGACTCACGCTGGAAGAACGGGATCTTCGCCGACGTGTTGTGGTACTTCGGCGGGTACCACTGGCTCTGTGCCTTAGCCAGCTTCTCGGTGGCCTTGTCGTACTTCAAGTACCGTCGAGCGAAGCCTACGACCATGCCGTTCCGATCCTTGATCGTGAACGTCAGATGCTCCTTGTCGAACATGTTCTTGTCGATGTCGTAGGCCTTCATCATCTCGACGTCATGGCCACGAGCTTGCATGCGCACTACGAAGGCACGGTAAGGAATGGACGCGATGCCAAACTTGAGGCACATCTCGGTCCTGATCCCGCGTTCAACTGCAGGAGCCGTGTACTCCTCGAGCTTCTCGTTCAGCATCTCGACAAGCACAGTTGCTGCGTCGCGGTACATCTTCGAGAGCCGCATCCAGAGCAGCTCCTGCTCAGTCGGCTCGGCCCTGTCGTACTCGACCTCATACCGGTCGGCGAGTTCGTAGATGTTCTGGTAAACGAAGGCCATGCCTTCGTTCGGACGGTCTTCGAGGATGGCGTGCACATCGAAGATGTCGTACGACGCGTGACAGACAAAGCACTTCGTCTTCTGCTCATCCGAGTCCGGGATGAAATGCATCGACGGCGTCTGGTCGTCATGCTCCGGATTCAGGCAGAGAAATCGGCCCTTCTCCGTGATGGCTACGCCATGTGCTTCCAAGTACTTGCGCAGGAACGGTTTGACACGATCCTTCGTCAGTTCCAGGCTGGTGTTGACCTGTCTTGTTCTCATTAGTACCAGATTGCCCTCGACACGATACTGTTCTCTTCTTGCCTCCTGGAGGGGAGGATGTTACGACATCCCCCATGGAAGTCAAGGACTTGTCCATGGAAGAAGTCAGGACGTTTGCGTTCTGCTCCATGCAGTACCACCTGCGGTACCGGCTCGGCCTGCCATGGTTCGAGACCTCTCACAAGGCCGGCCTGGCCGTGGTGATCCGTCAGTCCCTCCTCGAGTACTTCCGGTTGGAGTCCCGGAACGTGGATCGAAAGAAGTCGCTGACCTCGTCCGAGGCCGTCCTAGAGGACGGCATTCGGCGACTCATAGCAGAGCACCCTCAGCGCACCTCGATGTTCTTGACCAAGAAGGTCGAGATCTCCGCGGCGATGCTGACGATTGCAAGCCTGTATTCGCCTGGAAGGGACGAGATGATTGCTGCGGACCTCCCGGTAGCGATCGCTGCCGGAAAAGGAAATGAAGCAGTAACGATCAGAGGCAACGTAGATGCGATCTACTACCAGAATGTCCGTACGCAGTATCACAGAGTCGTTGCTCTCACTTTCGTGTCCACGGAGGACCCGTTCGAGGACTTCCTGAGGTACCAGCGGATCAGGGAGGGCTTCGCACATATGGTGCTGCGCAAGGTCGAGCCCAAGTACTACATCCCGGTCATGCACAAGTCTGTTCCCGTGATCAAGCAGGTGCACAAGCAGCTGCAGATTGCGAAGGGACCAATCAGGCTCGAGGCAGCCAATCCAGAAGACGGAAGGCTACTGCGTTCCGTTCTTCTACAGGTCAAAGCCGGCATTGAATCGGGCTACGCCATACCCACTGCCGAGAGCGGCAAGTGTGGTCATTGCCCGTACAAGCAGGTCTGTTCGTTCGAGTTGGCGCATGCTAAGACAGATGACGTGAAGGGCATTCACGCGAGGTTGCAGGTACAGAAGGTGGCAAGTCGCTTACACGACTGGCCAAGGCCAGGGAGGCTGAAGTGAAGATCCTACTCTCCACATACAGCGCTGAGACGCATTCGAGCTACGGCAAGGTCACAAGGGAGCTCTGGAAGCGACTCACGCAAATGAACCCGGAGTGGAATGTCATCCAGCATGGCTGGTTGCATCGCCCCTCCGAGCCAGTGCCGTGGGAGATTCATGAAACGCAGATGGCTACGACCCAACAGGGTCGTGCTGCAGTACGCGAAGACAAGTTCGGAGCCCTCAGCTTTGAGCCTTTGGTCAGAAGGTTTCGGCCCGATGTGGTTTGGTCACTCGCCGATGCGTTCATGGTGGACTACATCCCAAACCACATGGGCAAGTACGGTTTCAAGTACTTCCTGCACACACCCATCGACGGTGCGCCGATTCCCGAGTCATGGCGTCCGCCTATGAAGGCGGCATCTGAGGTCGTACCTGTCACACAGTTCGGCCAGGATGCACTCACTGATGCTATCGGTCGCAGTGCCAACTACATCTACCACGGCGTAGACATCGAACAGTTCAAGCCCATCAGCCGTGAAGACCAGAGGGCACAGCGGCCAGAGCCAACAGGCACCGCAATGGACAGAGATGCCTTCGTCCTTGGTTTCGTTGGACACACACAGTACCGCAAGCAGAACTGGAACATGTTCCAGATCATGAGGTACCTGATCGACGGAACCTACGTGATCTGTAACGAGTGCGATCGTGTCACTCTCGTACCGCTTGACCCAATCAAGATGAAGCCGAGAGAGAACGTAGCAATCCACCAGTGCAGCCACTGCAGCAGCATAGACATTTACTGGGAAAAACCCAGGCATGTCGTGCTCTGGTACCACACGTTCGAGAGGCCCAACACCGAGTACTCTCCGACAAATCTCAAGAACATCTGGGACCTCGAAGGCCGAGTGATCTTTACCGATCAGATGGAAGATTCCAAAGGCCGGCCAGACGCCGAGATGCCACACCTCTTCAGGATGTTCGATGCCTACTTGGCGCTGTCGGGTGGTGAAGGCTTCTGCATCCCGATCATTGAGTGCTACGCCTCTGGTGTGCCGGTCGTGTACTGCAACTACTCAGGCCATGGAGAAGTCGGTGCCTACGCCGGTGTAGGCGTCGACTACTACTGTCTCCAGCCCAATGTCGGGGAGCCTATCAACCGGGCAATCCCGAACATCGAGCAGTCAATCAGAGAGGTCGTCAGGCTCATGGACAACGAGGACCACTACAAGAGCACGCGGCAGCGTGGCATCGTGGCCGCAAGAGACAAGTTCTCTTGGGACCTAGTCGCAGCTCAATGGAGCACCTTCATCAACGAGAACGCTTCCAGGCGGAAGCACGAGACGATTGGACACATCCTATGATTGCTGTCGACCTCATCACTGACGTCGCTAGCCCGTCGGGCTACTCTGCTCACGGCCGCGAGGTCATCAAGGCGCTCCATCCCTACGTGGACCTGCGCATTATTGACCACAAGTGCAACCGCCTGAGCGTAGACCTGACTCCGGAAGAGAACGAGCTCTTTGCTGTTCTTCAAAGCAAAACACGCGATCCTCAGGTACGCATCCAGTTCGAGACACCGGAGTGGTTCGACCCGCAGAACAGCATGGTGAACATTGGCTTCACTCAGTGGGAAACCACGAGGATTCCTGACGAGGACATCCAAGGGAACCCTCGCTACAACTGGGTCAAGCAGATGAATCGCATGGACGAGATGTGGTCGTCCTGCAGCCTGGGCATCCGAGCCTTCCAGGACAGCGGCGTGACCATCCCTGGTCACGTCGTGCAGGGCCCCATGGACACGCAGCTATACAGGCCTGGCCACGAAGAGCTGCCTCTCGAAGGTATCGTCTTTAAGGAAGACAAGTACGTTTCGAGGTCTGAACGACCTGTAGTCGTAGCCATGATGGCTCAGTGGCAAGAACGCAAGAATGTCGAAGCGTTCCTCTACACCATGCTCTCGCGCTTCAAGAAAGGCGAGATTGTTATCCTTCTGAAGGCCTATGGCTCAACCATGGACGATGCCCAAGGAACGATCGTCGAGGAACGCGTGAACCAGGTACGCGGTTGGGTTGGTAACCCCAATGCACCCGACGTCGTGGTTATCACGCAGAAGCTGACTGATCTCGAGATCGCTCGCTTCTTCAACTCCGTTGACATCTACGTCAATACAAGCCGTGGTGAAGGCTTCTGCATGCCACTGGTCCAAGCCATGGCTACCGAGTGCTTCCCAGTCTCATGTGGGTTCTCGGCGCCGGCTGACTACATCAAGTCTCCTCATGAACCTGCGTTTGCTGAGGAGCTGGGGGCAGCTCTCAAGCACCAGGCAGAAGACGTCAATGGCTTCCTTGTCAACTACACCCTGGAGCCCGTCATGGGCGTCAAGGGCAGTGCCTGGTACACGTACAAGCAGGACTGGGCAACCATTGACTGTGATGACTTGCAAAAGAAGGTACACGTTGCCCGAAACCTACGGGAGACCAAGCACTCTCACTGGGACACAGTACGTCAGAACGCACGCAAGTACGTGCAGGAACACATGTCCCATGAGGTCATAGGCAAGCATATGGCCAAGCTGATCGAAGGTGCCTGTGAGCGATCGAACAAACTGGTCAGTCCAGGACTATGAGGATCGACTCGAGGACATCAAGTCGCTATTGATCCTCTACGACGAGGGTCTAATCAAGCGAGTGTCCTGGGAGCTAGAGAGACTTGACCGGAACCGTGGGGTTGGCACCCCACTTCCGGAGGGCCTGGAGACTCAACCCAAGCAGGAACAGCTCTACGCTTCGTGGCTCGAGCTCCTGTTGCATCGCCCAAGGCATGTCACCCCACTGATGGCTTACCTGGCCTACCTGAATGACTGGTTTGGTAGCTGGGACCTGGTGGCCGAGCATGTTGGCATGCCAAGGACAAGCTTCATGCGCCTGCTTGCGCGGGAGCGTCACGGTTCATCTCTTTGATGAAGCGCATAGCTGCACGGGTGGCGGTCTCCGCCATCCCTTCCAGCTTGCCTTCTTCACGAACAAGGAAGCGGTCCTTCAAGATTGCAGTACACACAGTCTTGATGCTGTCGCGAGTCACTTTCTTGAGAGCGACCTCTTCCTTGAAGTCATGGCACACAAAGCATGCGACCAAAATGGTCACGGCATGGTGCCTGTCGATCTTCTCGGGCTGCCCAAGGGGGAGCATCTCTCTCCGGAAAATCCAGAGAGGGTTCTCCTCGTCCGTCAGGCTGTTGAGCACAGCGGTCATCATGGCGAGAGATTCTACTCGACGACGCCAACCCTATGTGCGCACATCAAGAATGAATCCTTTGCGTAACGCCAGTCAATCTCTTCAGGCATGAACCAGAAGCGGTTTGCGGGCTGGTCGATTGTCCTGAGAAACTCTGCGTCACAGAGTTGGGGCTCACGCGACACGAACTCTGTGTAGAGGTCGTTGTAGAGTCCCTGGATCCGCCTGTTCACGGCGAAACGATTTTCAATGGACAGCTGCAGGTTGTCGATGTAGTGCACTTCGTCCGGCATCGGCCAAGTCAGGTCGAACTTCACGTGCAACACCTTGAGAACCTGTTCTTCCATTGCGCGGTACTCAGGCATGAAGCGCTTGACCGGACGAATCAAATCAATGACATAGGCTTCACCAGCATCGTGGAAGAGAGCCCACTTCTGAATGTCCTTTCGGTCCGGATAGAGAAACATAGCCAAGCGCCAGCACATGACTTCGTGGTACGCAACAGAGATCGGGAACTTGGTTGCGCCGCACCACCTGTTTGCACAAGCCGTATGGTGAGCGACGTCATCTAGGGTCACCATTTCTAGGCTCGGGACCCAAGGATAGAACCTGATTCCACTGTAGGTCTGGAACCAGGTTGTCTCCTTGGTGTCTCTCTCCGTGATGTCTACTCCTACATCATCCTGGTTCATATCGGGATTGCCTCCGTCGTTACCTTGAACAAACAATGTTCAGGTCGCAATGCTGGTCGTTGTCTTACGAGCCTTGCTTTCTGTAGGGTCTCCTTGCCCTTGGCATAGCCAACGGACTCCACTTCAAGTACCTGGCCCATCCAGCGCTGTCTCTCTCTCGAGACAAGTTCACGCTGAGCATCTGTCCAGGGATCCACGACTCCTACGTCATGAATCACGCCGTCGTTGTCGTACTGACCTGCCCGGATCTTGCCGACGAGCCCCTTGGGCCCATCCTTTGTATCCGTAGCATCCTCAAAGCCCTGGACCAGCACGAAGTACCTGCTTGCTGCGAGGTCAGCGACATGTTCCCAGCTA